AGCACTGCGGCGTCGCCCATCGCAACCTTGATCTTGCTTTCCAAGTCATCACGCGCGGACTCGAGTTCGGCCAACTGCTTGCGCACGTCGCGCAGACGTTCAACGGCGGCGACGACCGCGTCGTCGCGTTCGACCCGGTACAGCGCGAAGTCGAGTCCGCTGAACAGCACTGGCACCCATGCGACCGGCGCGCTCGGCATCAGCCCAAGGTAGTGCTGGCACTGCACGACGTACGACAGTGGGATCGAATCGGTGCCCGGCTCGCCCCAGTCTCGCTTGCTGCGCGCGGTCTTTGCCTCGACCACGTCGCCCGACTCGGTCACGCCGTCCAGGTGGCCGCCGAGCGGCAGTTTCGGATCGCGCAGAAACGGACCCGCCATCACCGGCTGATTCAGTTCCTCCGCGGCGTAGTCCAACACCGCGCGCTCGAGCCGCAGGCCACTGCGCATCGCATCGTTTATCGCCTGCTGCTCGGAGCGACCGGTGAGTTCCTGCCACAGCGCGAGCGGCGTCTTGAACTGATTCAGCCCGAGAATCGTGGCGGCGCCCGGCCCGCCGATGTAGCCGCGACGGTCGTCGGTCATCCCGACACCTCGACGCACACTCGCCCGCTCCCGCCGCAGTAGCAGCACTGCCGACCGATGCCGAAGCCGTCGCGGTCAAGCCGCGTCTCAATCCAGCCATCGCCGCGGCAGACGATGCACGGCTCGTACCGCACCGTCACCGGTTGCGTCAGGACCGGCGGGCCGATGCGGGATACGTCGCGCAGTTCGGCGCTCATGCCGGCCTCGACTCGAGCCAGCGGTCGAGGACCGTCGGCGGCCGGTGCTTCTTCGGCAGCTTCTGCACCTTCAAGTCGAGGCAGTACTTGTTGCGCTCGCGGAGATACCGCTTGGCGCGCTCGACCTTGTCGTCGTGAGGAGCCACCCGGTCGGCGGCTGTGAGTAGGTCTTTCATCGTCCCTCCGTAGGCCGGCGACACCGGCATGGGACGCACATTAGCCCACTATTGATCGGCAGTCAATAGCCTGCGAATGGCTCGGCGCAAATTGCTCCCATAGGTGGGCATTAGCAGACTGTTGACAAGGGGCCATTCGCCGGCGAATAATCCGGCCCATGACGCTTGACGACCTTTTCCGGTTCTACAGGGCCGAATCTCAGGAGTCGCTCGCCGAGCGCATCGGGGTCACGCAGGGCGCCGTTTCGCAGTGGAAGGCCGCCGGCGAGATTCCGATCGATCGGCAGCTACGGCTGGAGGCGCTGACTCAGGGCGCGCTCCGGGCTGACCGCAAAGCGCTGTACCAGAAGCTGGCCGGTTAGCCGTGTCCAAGCGCAGCGGCCTCCGCTGGTCCGAACAGAATCACGCCGAGTGGAAGGATCGGGAGGCGCAGCGCGCGATCCCGGTCGTCGGCGAGTGCAACGCGCAGGACAAACCGCGGCCGGCATTGAAACTCACCCGGCCGGAAATACCCGAGGCGGCGGTGCTCGACGCGGTGCTCAAGGCGCTTGACGCGCATCCGAAGGTGGCCTGGGCCGCGCGCATGAACTCAGGCGCCGGCAAGTTCCAGTACCCGGACGGTTCGACGTCGCAGTTCCTGCGCTTCGGCTTCAAGGGCATGTCCGACGTGCTCGGCATGACCACTGACCACTACGGCGGCCGGCTCCTCGCGATCGAAGTGAAGCGGCCGACCGGCCGCGCCACCGCCGACCAGGTCGCGTTCCTCGAAACCGTCCGACGCAACGGCGGCATCGCGTTCATCGCGCGCGGCGTCGACGACGTACTACGGGAGCTGCAATGGCTCTAGACCGAGTAGCCGAGCCGATGGCTCGCGCCGATGACCCCGACACCTCGAAACGGGCCGCCGCGCGGTTCCGCGGCAAGCCGTGGCGCAGCCACTACGTCGCGATCCGCGGCGTGCTCGGCATGAAACCGATGACCGGCAAGGAAATCGCCAAGCTCACCGGGCTCACCTTCGAGCAGGTGGCGAGACGCCTGCCGGAACTCGAGACGCGCGGAGAGGCGCGGCCGACCGGCGTCGAGCGGGATGGATGCAGGGAATGGGAGTGGATGTTATGAGTTTTTCGTTCATGCCGGTCTATACCGGCGACTACCTGCGCGACACCCGCCACCTGACCCCGCTCAAGCACGGCATTTACCTGCTGCTGCTGATGAATTGTTGGGACCAGAAAGGTCCGCTCCCGCGGGATGAGCAGGAGTGCGCTGGCATTGCCAACTGCCGCAGCGCCGATGAGGTTGACGCCTTGCGGTACGTGCTCTCGCGCTACTTCGTTCTGATGGAAGACGGCTGGTACAACAAGCGGATGCAGATCGAGGTCGAGCGGGCTGAAAGCATCAGCCGTGCCCGATCGAATGCGGGCAGGGCAGGGTATGAGGCAAGAGCTAAGCAATTGCCAGGCAAAAGCCAAGCAATTGCATCTACCCCCACCCCCACCCCCACAACCACCCCCACCCCCACAGTAGTAACGAGCGTTGTACTGAATCCCAACGTCTCAACTTCGGATACGTCCTCGCGCGCAAGCGCGCGCGCGAAACGCGAGAAAAGTCGGTCGCAACAGAACGCCGAGACGATGGACGAGATCACCGGCAAGAACCGAAAACGCGTAAGGGTCATCGATGGAACCGTTGCCTAGGGAATGGGTGTCACGCCTGTTCGCGCGATTTCGTGCCGCGTATGGCAATCGGTGCGACATCATGTACGGGGGCGTCACGCCGGACGACTTGTTCGATGAATGGACAGAGCAACTCGCCGGCTTCGGCGGCCTTGATCTGCGACTGGCGCTTGACGCCGCTCGCATGGCGTACAAGGAATTCCCGCCGACGCTGCCGCAGTTCGTTGATCTGTGCAAAGAGGCTCGGCAGAGGAGGGCGCGCTCGGCGCCAGCGCTTCTGTCACCTCGCAGCCGTGACGCCATACCAGCCGAAATCGTCGCCATGCTGCACGACTTCGGTAAGGTGAACAGGAAGCGCGATCCGCGCGACTGGGCGCGGCGCATCGTGGTCGAAGCCGACGCCGGAACCTATACCTTTCCTCTCGGTATCCAGATGGCGCGCGAAGCGCTCGGCATGGCATGACCGCCCCCCGCTGCGCCTGGTGCACCCACAGCATCGGCTCGCTAAACGGCCTCTGGTGCGAGCTGCGCCAGTGCTTCCCCATCGGCGTCTGCCGCCACTACCAGCGCGAGCCGGGCGCGGATGACGAGTGAATGGCTCCAGCCCGTAAGCTCCCGCAGCCGCTGGTCCCGTTCAGTGAGCGGCCGGCGTGCTTCGACTCCCAGCGGCAGTGGATTGAGTGGCAGACCCTCGAACTTGCCTGCCTGCGCCGCCTGCGCTTCGGCCCCTGCACCGATTGCACCCACCGCTACCAGGCCAGGATGATCAACGAGAACCGCTGCGCCCGGCCGTGGCTGGACCTCGACTTCGTTAAGACCCGGGCGGATACCGAGTGAATCGGGCTTCTACGGCGTCGAGCGTCGCGGTTGGCACCAGACCCATCACCCCGCCGGAAAAATCGCCCAGCGGCCCGATTTCGGCCGATTCCGGGCCTTCTACGTCGCAGGTGCGCGCCATGCTGCGGGAGTGGGCACGCTGGGCCACCTCCCCGGAACCCATCGGCCCGGAACCCGCCACCTGCCGCAGCATCGAGCACAACTACCTGCCACCCCAGTGCTGGGACGCACCACGCCCGCGCCCACCCGAGCCCGACTGGCACATCGCCTGGCGCATCGAGTCCATCGTCCGCACCCTGCCCAGGCTGGAAGCCAAGGTCGTCCGGGTCTGGTACGTCGTGGTCGCCCCGAAGATCAGGCCGCACCACCACCACGACCCGTTCGAGATCGCCGCACGCACCGCCCACGTCGGGTCGGCCGCCTACTACGTTGAACTCCTCAGCCGCGCCGAGGAACGCATCCGCAAGATGTTGTGACGATGTATTGACCATCCGCCAAATCTTGTGTTGACATTCGCGCGGGTCACTGTCACCAGTAGAAACGCAACCGGCGCAAGCCGGTTTCTTTACGCCCATGCCAGCGCAGGAACGCATCCGCGGCCGCCGTTTGCAGTACACGCGTGCGCTCGTCCTGCGGCAGCAACCCCTCTGCGCTCACTGCATGGCGCGCGGCATCGTCACCGAGGCCACGGTCGTCGACCACGTCGTCGCCCTGGTCAACGGCGGCGAGGACGCGATCGACAACATGCAAGGGCTGTGCGTCCCTTGCCACGAACAAAAGACCCGCGCCGACCTCGGCCAACGCACCAAGGGCTGCGACGCCAACGGCATACCTCTCGCCGGGTGGAAGTGACCCCGGGGCGGTCAAATGTTTGCGCGAAATTGCCGGAAACCGCGCGCAGCCCTCGAAAAAGCTAAACCGCAACTTATCCACAGGCTTAGATGGCACGGAAATCGGCGGCGGCTCTCGCAACAGTAGTGGTCGACCCGATGGCGCGCCCGGACGCGCCCGGACACCTCACCGAAGCGCAGCGGCACGAGTGGACGCGGATCGTGCACTCCCTGCCGGCGGACTACTTCCGCCCGGCGGATTACCCGCTGCTCGAGGCGTATTGCTGCGCGTCCGCGCTGCATCGCGACGCTTCGCAGCGGGTCGAAAAGGAGGGGTTCATCGCGCTGGATCGCTTCGGCGAGCAGCGACCGCATCCGGCGGTCGCCGTGGTGAAGCAGGCCAGTGCGGCAATGGCGTCGATGGCGACGAAGCTGCGGCTGTGCCCGAGCGCGCGGTACGGCGAGAGAAAGGCGGAGACGCTCACGCGGCCGGTGGCGAACCTGTGGCAGCGACGAAGCGGCGTGTAAAAACGCTCACCCGCGGCGAGGATAACTGCCGTTGGATCGAGGAGCACTGCCGGGTCCCCGAGGGCATGCACGTCGGCCAGCCGGTCGTGCTGCGGCCGTGGCAGCGGCAGATCATCTGCGGCATCTACGACCGCAAGCGCGGGCAGCCGGCAACCCGGCGGGCGATCATCTCGTTCGGCCGCAAGAACGGGAAGGGTCTGGCGCTTGACACACCGATACCGACGCCCGGTGGCTGGCGCACGATGGGCAGCCTGCGCGAAGGCGACCAGGTCTTCGCCGAAGATGGCACGCCGTGCTCGGTTCGATTCGTGTCGCCGGTCCACGTTGGACTGAAGTGTTGGCGGGTCACGTTTTCGGACGGCACGAGCGTTGTCGCTGATGAGCAGCACCAGTGGCTGACGACGCATCGATTCCGTCCGTGGGCCGGTAGCCGCGTCAACGGTTCTGGAAACGGAGGCCGGCGGCGCGTCGGAATCGTGACGACGCCGCAGATTGCGGAGTCGGTTTGCGTGGCGCGCAGTGACGGCGGCACGGAATACAACCATCGTATCGACGTCGCGGCGGCTGTTCAAACGGCGGACGTTGACCTTCCGCTCGACCCGTACCTGCTTGGCTACTGGCTCGGTGACGGGTCGGCGGACGCAGCGAGGATCACCGCCGGCGACGAAGACGTGGCGCACGTTGTTGACGAAGTCAAGAAGGTCATCAACGGCGATCCGGTGACCCGTCGAGACAGAACGGCATGGACGGTCGGATTGACGTCAGGCCGCGGCGGCAACCGTGATGTAAAAGTGCAGTCCGTCCTGCGGCGGATCGGAGTGCTCGGGAACAAGCACGTTCCAGCGCAATACGCGTTCGCCGGGACAGAACAACGCAGGGCGCTGCTGCAAGGGCTGATGGATTCGGACGGGTCTGTCGCGAAGGCGGGCCGTTCCGGTGCCATGCGGTGCGAATACGTCACGACGTCGCAGACGCTTGCTGACGATGTGGCGATGCTCGCGCGGTCGCTGGGGTTGAAGGCGACGACGATAAACGACGCGGCCACCATCAATGGACGCGTTGTCGGTACAAAGCGTCGCGTCACGTTCACGGCGTGGCAAGAAGACGCCGTGTTTAGGCTTGCGAGAAAGTCAGCGCGGCTGTTGCCGCGACCTGATGGCAGGCGGCGGTCGGACAGTCTGCACATCGTTTCTTGTGAGCCGGTCGAGTCTGTCCCGACGCGGTGTATTCAGGTGGATAGCCCGTCGAGCCTGTTTTTGGCGGGCCACGGGTTCACTGCGACGCACAATACGGCGCTGGTCGCGATGCTGGTGCTGCTACACCTGGTCGGGCCGGAGGCGAAAGCGAACTCGCAGTTGTTTTCGGCCGCGCAGTCGCGCGACCAGGCATCGCTGGTGTTCGGCTACTGCGCGAAGATGATCAGGCTCGACGCGGCGCTGTCGTCGGCCGTGACCATCCGCGACACCGCGAAGCAGCTGCTGGTGCGCGAGATCGGGACGACCTACCGGGCGCTGTCGGCGGACGCCAGTACCGCCTACGGTTTGTCACCGATCTTCGTGGTGCACGACGAGCTCGGCCAGGTGCGCGGGCCGCGCAGCGAATTGTATGAAGCGCTCGAAACGGCGACCGGCGCGCAAGCCGAGCCGCTGTCGATCGTGATCTCGACGCAGGCTCCGACCGATGCGGACCTGCTGTCGCTGCTGATCGACGACGCCAAGACCGGCGCGGACCCGCAGACGCGGCTGCACCTGTTCACCGCGGGCGAGGATCTCGACCCGTTCGGTGAGGCGGCGTGGAAGGCAGCGAATCCGGCCTACGGCGACTTCCTCAATCCGGCCGAGGTGCGGCAGACCGCGGAGACGGCGCGACGGATGCCGAGCGCGGAGGCGGGTTACCGGAATCTCATTCT